TGAAATGGTAAACCATATCATTTTAGGAAAGGGTCCGGTTTAGATTTATTGTTTGTCTAAACAGGGTGATCCTCGGTTGTTTGAATAATCAGAGCCAAGGCCAAGACATTCCTTTAAGTTTTAGGTTTAGGTTTCTCCGGAATAATATCTTTAACCAAGGGTATTTTGATGGCCGCACGAGCAAATTGTGCGAAAATCGAGTTACCTTTTGGTTTCAGAGTATTCTGGAGGATCCGATCCGTAAGCTCAATCGGTTCGTACTTAGCTAAAAGCTTTGCAGCAATTGAAGAAGACCCTCTTGCCAGTCTTGACTTCTGTCTCTCGACAAAGGCCAAGTCTGAAAGAGGTATTCCCACAGTCTTTAAGAGTAGAGGTCAAACCTCTAAATCCTTAATAGACCCCTGGGCTGTTTTCTTCAGTTTGATGTACATCTCGGTAATCTGTCCGTAAACGTTAAGGATAGGTATAGACGAGATGTGTTCACACGCCCAGATCACTATCATCTCATCCTCAGCGCTTGTATAAAACATTACCATATTCTCGGCTAATTGGCCTAAAGGCTCCTTAGCTCTGGGTCCGGTTTTGTTAGATGCAGGATCTGAAGCGACGAAAAGGTCGAGAAGACAGCCTTGAATAGCATCTTTGCAGATGCTCTCCTTGACTACCTTCGCGTCTGGTTGTCCTTTTCACCTATAGACAGATTTTATACAGTCTATAGCTGTTGAGGCTCCTCTCATGTACAACATGAGCTTTTCGGCGACTGCAGCTTTGAGTCCGATTTCTTTGCAATAAGTTGCATTGAAACCTTTCACAAAGCTGTAATATGATTTGATAGCCTCGTGCACCCCTTCTGAGAAGTTCCACCCTTTACCTATTTCGTTATAAAAGACAGGAAGAAGTTCATAGAACTTCTTCTCGCCAATTACAGCGGAGATCGGAAAAGGAGTCACTTCAACACCCTTATAAAATAAGCGTTTCGCGAACTCTGCAAAGAGTTCTGATTCGAATGTTTTCGTAGGTGAGAAGGTAACGCCAAGAGCCAGAATAGCCTCTTTATATTTATGCGCAAGGGCGATATCCCCTAAAAGGACATCATCCCCAAGCATAACATATTTAGAGGTTCTTCAATCGATTCCGAGCTCTTTGCAACAAGAATACATTATGTAGTGGTGGGCGACTGCAAAAGTCGCTCACGACGTGTAGGCCCCCATCGGAGTTCCTACGGAGTAAGCAACCTGTAAGGGCTCCTTACCTCGTCGGAATTCAAATGGAAGACCTACCATAACATATTCTCAAGCATCGAGTCAAGGTTTCGGTAGGATAGGTGATAAGACAAATTTTATAAATTGGATCGGAAATCGATCAGTGGCGGCTGTTAAGTCGATACTGGCGAAGTACGTCCAACCTTTAATCTTGTCTACCACAGATCCCTGGTTATGGGTACAATCTTGAGGAATTTTCCGAAGGACTCGATACAAATATGAATGAAAAGAAAATAGGGCAGTCTGACTTCAATAGTCAAGGACCGCAACTACTCTTAATTTCAATTCTTTATCGGGTACAACTGAAAGTTTCCGAAGACGATGCTGAGGAAATCTAGGGTGACCTGAAGTTACAAATTCCAGCTGGTCTACTAATCCCCGGATCCGATGTTCCAGTTTAGGACCTCCAACAATGCAAATTGAATCTAATAATCGCTTATTTAGGCTAATTAGATTCAGATCGGCAATGCTGGATCCTAAA